CACCACGATGGGCGCCGAAATAATTATAAGAACGAATTCATCCTTATAGTCGTTTTGACGGGCTTCTAGAAGTTTGCCCTGGTAAGTCTCCTCACCTCGAGCCATCTTTTCTGCATGCATTAATTGTGCATCAGACATAGCCATTTTTGTCTTTTGACGGTTGGAATAAATCTTACTTCCAGCCTGCAAAGCGATTTTTGCTAAACTGAACCAAGCCATTAGTAAGCCTTTGATTTTCTTTTTTTCTCAGGCATAACAGCACCTTGACCTTGTACTTCAAGTTCAGGTTTACCTGTACCAATGTAGTTAAAAGCTTTATCAGCAGTTGTTTTAGATCTAGGATCTATTTCAACGCTCTGATCTGCAACTTTAACTTCTTTGATATTATCCATTTTTTCCATTGTTGCTCCTTATTTTTATTTTTCTTCAATTTTAACTTTTTTAGCACCAGATTTAGCTAAACTAACTCCAGCTCTTAACATTGCTAGTTCTTTATTCTGTTCTAGCTTATCATCAAAGTTAGATTGGTTCATCATAGCCCTCATACGGTCTAAATTCAACCTTTCTTCACCTTCATCTTTTTTTCTAGAGTCATCCATTGCTTTTAAATCTAGTTCTCTAGCTTTTAATTTAGCAACAGGGTCATTTCCGAACTGACCCATGATTCTATTCTCTTCATTTTTAAATTCTTCCGTCATTTCTGCAATTAATTTTGCTTTTCTAGACTCCATTGCTAGAGTTAGTGCTAAAATTTGTTGTTGAACGTTAGGATCTTGTTGTGCAAGAGCAGGATTTGCTTGTAATTGTGCTAATTGTTGTAGTTCTTCTGTAAATTCTATTTCAATTTGCTCTTGAGACATCAAAGAAATGTGTTCAAAGATGTTTTTTTCAAGTGAACCTAGTACAACAGGGTTATTTCTAGCTAAATTTGTAGCCATAAAGTTTAAATGCACTGTAATATGTGCTCTGTGGTCTTGTCCTTTGAACGCTTGGAAAGGTTTTCCAGATAAAGCTAGTATATTTTCTGTAGCTGGGTCCATTGGCATAGGTTGTTTTGGTGGTGGTAAAATTTTATCGATGTCTTTTACACCAATCGCTTCATACATTGACCTGTAGGCTTGATATAAATTATGAATCTGTGGATTAGACGTTGCAAGTTGTAACTCTGTTTGTGCCATAGATATTCTTTGTGTCTGTGAAAATATATTTGGATCAGCAATAGGAACAATATCAACTCTATCATCAAAATCTGTTTGTTTAATATTTCTTTGTCCACCTACAACATCATATGGATACTCTGGTGGTAGATAGGTTTTAAATACATCTGCTAATAATTTAAATTCTTGTTTCATAGCAACATACAATCTTTTGTGTATAGCAGACATTACACGTGAACCTCTTTCAAGTAACGCAACTGTAGTACCTACGGCTGCTGATTGGTTCATATCACCTACTTGCATGTCAGCAATTGATGCAAATCTTTGACCTGCATTAACGACAACACCCATTAATTGTAAAAGAGTTGCTGATGGTTCCTTAAAAGGTAAAGGTAAAAAGGCATCACGAATATTACCACCAGGTGCGTCTACATCTCTAAACTCACCGGGCTGAATCGATTGTGCATCGTCTCTTATTCGGATGCCTCTTTGTTTAAAACCTGCGGGCAGATTGGAAAGGGTACCCGCATCTAGTAATTGACGGAGAGCTGCTGTTGCAGTTCTTGAGAGCCCGCCAATCATGTGTATCAAACCAAAACCATAAAATCCAAGTCCTGGCAGAAATTTAAAATGAACAAAATATTGGATTTTTTGTTTAGTTGGATCATCAAGTTTAAAATTTCTTCTGATAGATAAAACTTTTCTAGTACCTGTTTCGATTGTTACAACGTAAGGTAATTTAATTCCTGTAGATTCTCCTGCTTCATCTCTATCTTCAAAACCTTCAAGATCTAAATTTATATGACATTCAATTAATTGAAAAATATCTTCGTCTCTAGTTTTTCTAACACCTTCGAGTTCTCTTTCTTTCTTTTCAACTTCTGTTTCTTGCATGTAAGATGGATTAACTTCTATGTCTCTATAAAATCCACCAACTTGTTTTTTTCTTAAATCGTTTTCTGAAACCTTAATCGTGTGCATCACTGCATCAGCATCATCTAATGATGTGGCAGTGTATGGCACGATTAAATCATCTGCTGGTACAAATTTAGAAACTGCTCTTTGTAAAAGTTCATCGTAATAAACTTTTTTAAAAGCAGAACCTGATAAAGGGAGATAAAACAACATTTGATCAAACTCAGGTTCGTATTCTTTCATTTTATCCATCAGTTGATAGTTCATGAAATCTTTTACTCTTTGTGATTGTTCTTCTTTGGCTCTGTCTGATACACCGATAGTCTGTGTTCTAACAGGTCCTTGTGCTGGTAATAATTCTTTGTAAGCTTGTGCTTGGAATTGTGTAACTGCTTCTGCTAATACAGGGTGTGTTGCACCACTTGCACCTTGGAAGGGTTGTGTTCTATCTTTGTATTTGAATCCTAATAAATCTAAACCTTTGGTATAACCATCTTCCCAATCTTTTCTTGATGCTTTGTATTGTGTGTAGTTATCAAATAAACTTGATCCTAAATCATCTAAAACATCATCAGGTAATAATTCTGCTAAGTTAGCGTAATGATCGCCACCACCTTCAGGGCTCGCGGCTCCTGGTTCAAAATTAATTTCTACACTACCATCTTCACCTTGGATGACTTCCGTATTATCGGGGTTCGGGGGAACGTCTTCTGTAGACTCCGCCGCCTCTACAAGTTCATCTTCACTGGGTAGTTTTATTGTTTGCTCCACGTTGGGTAGAGCTTTGTCGATATTGTCTTCTGCCATTTGGTTTCTCCAATCCTACATTCTTAACAGTATTATATTCAATATTCAACCCCTGTGGTTGTGGACCTGATTTAGGGGGTATAGTTTTAGTTAGTTTCTTTATCATCCAGCTCTAATATTTCAACAGCAGCTTCTTTCTCGGTTTCATTTAATAGTATTCTACGTTGTTCGGGATCAGAGGGGTAAGTTGTTTTATCAAAAGGGTCGTATTTTTTGAGTTTACCCTTTTTCTCACTTTGCTCTAACATTTCTATAAATTCTTTCATTATACCGCTAATATGTTTGCAAGACCCATGTCATCTACAATCATACCTCCGCCTGCCATTTTAGGTTTGAAGAATCTAGCCATGATGTCTGGTGCGTATTCTGCTCTTAATTTCTGTAAAGCTTCTGGAGATAAATTTTTAAGTTGTGATCTTGTAATTAAACCACCTGAACCTTCTATAATTAAATCATCGGCTGCTTCCATAGCTTCTTTGAATCCTTTTGCTTTTTGAGCTTTTAACGCTATGCCCATTTCTCTAAACTCACTTCCTTTTGCACCACGTCTACCTAGTTCTCTAAAAGATTCTGTATTAACAATACCTCTAGGTTTTACAAATCCTAATCTTAAATTATCCATAGCCTTAAAACTTGCTTCTAAAGTTTTAAGTTGTGGTGTCGATAATTTACCGGCCATGGCGAAAGCAGCACCACTGTCTACCTTGCTTAATATTTGTGGTTTTAGTTTCCCGGTCCCCGCTACAAATAACCCGGGTAGTTCGTTGATACGGAGCGACTGACTAAATAACTCGTTTGAGGGACCGCTGCCCAGGAATGTAATGTTAGATCTTGTACCAGCAAATTTACTAGGGTTTGCACCTAGACGTTGTGCTAGTTGAATAATTCTACCGACAATTGCACTTTTAACCATAATATTCTATTCGTTCCTTTTGAACTGGTTTCGGTTGTTCATCATCCGATAATACCAATTCCATACTGCCTCTTAAATGCATGATTGCTTGTGTTGTTGAGTCCACATAGTCATCATGATCTCCATGCGGAAAAGATGCACATTCTTCAACAACTTCTTGTGCATAGTGTCTATGCATCGGAGCCCAAATTCTACCTCCTTCAAAAATAGGAGATACTGAATGTACTCTTGCATACTTATCATTTCCTCGCGACGGTGTCCAGTTCGTAACTGGAATCCCAACTCTAAAAAGTTCATGGTATAGAGGGATCCCCGCTGCCTTGGCCTCGATCAATACTTTATCTGCATTGTATCTTATTGCTAGTCTATGTGCTTTTTCTTTAAGTTCAGGAAACTCCCAACGACCTCTTTGAGCATCAAGTAAAATAGCTTGTTGCCCTTCATCTTGATTGTTAAAAACACCCCAAGTTGTTATGGCCGA